CCCAGGAACATACGGATCTACTGTAGGTAGACCGCCTAAGAAGAAAACTAAGGCAAAGAAAAAGATGCCTCAAAGGAAACCTAGAAAGTCTGGATATCCATAAATAGTGTGGCAGATCAGTGCAGGACTTGGCTTGGCGTTAGCGTTGAGTCTTGGAGGATTTAAACTTTATTACGATAAAGCTGAAGCCGAAAAGCTCGCTATTGCTGTGCAATTGAAGCAATCAAAGGCAAACCAAGTCCTGCTTGAGACCACTATCGATGGTCAAAACAAGAATCTGCGCGAACAAAAAGAACGCACAGAGGTTGTACTAGGCCGAATCCGCACTCTTACAGAGGAACATGCTGAATCAATGGCCGAAGTTCAATCGATCCGTGAGAAGTTTGCGAGGCACAATATGGACTTGCTGAGTCTACGCAAACCTAAGCTGATACAGAAAATCATAAACAAAGGCACCAAAGAGGTACTACGTGATTTGGAAACTATTACTTCTATTACTCCTTAGCGGGTGCAGCGTACTAGATCGTACCCCAGTAGTAGCACCTATTGAGGTAGTAACGGTTGTAGAGAAAGCTCCTCAGTACCATCCCCCGCTACCTAACCCTATCTCAACCACTCCCGTCGAGTGGACAGTGCTAACGCCGGACACCATGTCCGAGTACTTGGCGGACTTAGAGAACGGCGATGCGCCGACTAATGCCTATTATGGCCTTACCCCGAAAAGCTATGAAAACTTAAGCAACAACATGGCTGACGTAAAAAGATATATCCGACAGCTTCTTTCCATCCTTTCGTACTACCAAGAACCCGTGGAAAAATAAGGTGTTAGCAGCACTAACTTTTGTTTGCGCTATAGAGTTAGTAGTGCTAACTTACCGAAATACGTCTATCAGGACGATACCTGATCGTGTCGCCACGCTAAAACCGAATTCGTCTTGTAGACGTTAAATACGCAGAGGTCGTGCTCTCTAAAACTCGCAAAACCGTTATCCCAACGAAATAGGGTACACGGGTTTGACCGCTCCAAAAGACGGTCTGTGAACTTAACGTAATTTTTAATGCAATCTGGAGATGCCTAATGGCTACTACTAACTTTGCAGCGTTGACCAGTGAACAGCTTACCGTATGGAGCCGTGATTTCTGGCGCGTTGCACGAAATAATTCTTTTATCAATCAATTTGCTGGCTCTGGCCAGAACGCTATGGTTCAGCGTGTATCTGAACTAACTCAAAGTGAAAAAGGCGCTCGCGCTGTTATCACGTTGTTAGCCGACATGACCGGAGACGGTATCACTGGCGATAACACGCTAGAAGGAAACGAAGAGCAGTTAAAGGCTTACGACATAGTCGTGCAGCTTGACCAACTCCGTTTTGCTAACCGCTTGGCTGGCCGTTTGGCTGACCAGAAGTCGGTAGTTAACTTCCGTGAAACTTCTCGTGACGCACTTGCCTACGCAATGGCTGACAGGATCGACCAACTAGCTTTCCTAACTTTGTCAGGTGTTGGCTACACACAGAAGACCAATGGTGGACTTAGAGCTACTTCGTCTGCGTCAGGACACGACTTAGCAGATCTTGCTTTCTCAGGTGACGTAAGTGCTCCTACTGCTGCGAGACACCGCCGATGGGACGCTTCTAGCTACCTTCTTGCTGGTGATACTTCTGCAACTGTAGCTGCTGACACAATTAGCTATCGAGCAATCGTACAGCTTAAAGCCTACGCCAAAGACCAATACCTACGCGGCATTCGTGCTGGCGCTGGTGAAGAGGTCTACCACATGTTCGTAACTCCACAGCAAATGGCTGATCTGAAGTTAGATTCAGATTTCCTAGCTAACGTGCGAAATGCTGGCGTGCGTGGCCCGCAGTCAAGTCTATTCTCTGGCTCATCAAGCTTGATGGTAGATGGCGTGATGGTACATGAGTATCGCCACGTATTTAACACTGCTGGCGCTGCAAGTGGTACTAGCAGCAACGCTGGAAATGCAGGCTATAAATGGGGTGCTAACGCAGACGTAGACGGTGCTCGCGCACTTTTCTGCGGTGCTCAAGCACTCGCAATGGCCGACATTGGTGATCCAACCGTGACTGAAGATATCTTCGACTACGGCAATCAGAACGGTATCAGCATTGGTAAAATCTTCGGCTTCCGTAAGCCTAAGTACAACAGTGCTCCCGACTACGCTGTGTCTAACGACTTCGGCGTAATCGCGTTAGATACTGCCCAATAATCGGTTTGGAGCCTCTCGTTCGGCGAAGTTCCTCCCGCTCTACTTTGGCTACCTACCGGCCAAAAAGAGCGAGAGGCTCCTCTTTTTTCTTTTAGGAGATAGATAAACATGGCTACTACTTTTAACTCTGGCGCGATTGATAGAAACAGCGCCTTCAAGCCCTTCCCTAGCGGCAACGTGGGGATTCGCACAGCAGAGTACGCAATTGGTGCGGCGCTCGTAATCAACGATGTTGTACAGATGTGCAACGTTTTTGCTGGCGAAACAGTATTGGGCGTAACTATAACTTCAACTGATCTTGACACTGGCGGTAGCCCCGCACTTGTCTTGGATGTTGGTTATGGGGGCGCTTCTGCTGGTACTGCTGACGACATGATCAACGGCTCACTGATTGGTCGCGCAGGCGGCGCAAGCAGTTCTTTTGCTGTTGGCGATGCAACAACTGGCGATGGCGCAGTTGCACCTAAGACGTTTGCTGCCGATGAAACCATCGACATCCACGTAAAGGCTGCTCCAGCTACTGGCGCAACAACCGGCACGTTAACGATGACTTTGTACATCGCTTAACAAGACGAACCCCTAGTTTTCTAGGGGTTCTTTCTTTAGGAGACCAACTTGAAAGTACTTTCAAATACCGAGATCCGAGTCGTAACTACCTGGGGCGGTGTCGTACTGTTTTACCCTGGGGTTGAAAAAGAAGTCGGTGACGAAATAGGCTTGCTTGCAATGCAGCAAGGCGCAAAACAAATTCAAGAAACAACGCCCACTCCAGTAGCGGGCGTTGTAGAAGTTGCTGCTGAAGCAGTAGTAATAGAAGTCAGTGCAGACCCACTGTTAGATCGAGTTGCACAGATTTGCTCGGATCTTATCGATGAAGGTGAACCAGACTTTTTCAACATAGACGGATCACCAAAAGCAAAAGTCATCAACGAAAGAGCCGGTGAAAAAGTATCACCAGAAATTCGAGACTCAGCTTGGTTAGCAGCACTTAACTCATAGGTAACTAAAATGTCAGTCACAGTACAGAGCGTTATAGATAGAGTTCAAGCTACGTTACAGGACACAACCGGAATCCGGTGGCCTGTAGTCACGGAGCTAGTTCTTTGGGTAAACGACGCGCAAAGACAAATCGCGCTGATTAAGCCTGACGCTTCCGCAACAAACGCGACGGTTACTCTTGCCACAGGTACAAAACAAGAAATCCCTAGCGGCGGTAACCGCCTGCTTAGAGTAACTCGCAACATGTCCGCAGCTAGTAGCGGCACCGGAAAGAGATCTATACGCATTGTTGACAGAGATATTTTAGATTCAAACACGCCAGATTGGCACGACCCATCCGTGTCAGGTGATGCAGCGCATACAACGATTGTTAAGCATTATGTGTACGACGAGCAGAACCCTAGAAACTTCTACGTCTACCCTGGAGTGGCTGGCAACTCATACGTTGAGATTGTATATAGCGCCAATCCATCGACTGTTTCTCAGAGCGGTAACCTATCGGTGCCGGATATATACGGGAACGCGGTTGTAGATTACGTACTGTTCCGTGCGTATACGAAAGACGCTGAGTTTGCAGCAAACGCAAACCGCGCTTCCACGCACTACCAGCTATTTACCGGCACTCTTACTGGTAAGTCTCAGATTGATTTTATTACTTCCCCTAATACCAACGATGGTCAAGCAACAATGGCCGCCGCGCAGCGCGGAGCGGTTCAGTAGATGGCCACGGTCAAATACGAAACCCTATTTGCGGACATTTTGCCTATGGTGCAGGGATGCCCTGACCCGCTGATAATCAATGCAATAAGAGCCGCCGTAATAGAATTTTGCGAGAAAACAGGTGCTTATCAGGTCGAACTTGAACCGATCACAACCATATCAGGCACTTACGAGTACGATTTAGAAGCACCAACTGGTTACAACGTACATAAAATTGTCTGGCTAACCTATGAGGGTAATGACTTAGAAACTAGCACCCCTACGTTGGTTGAACAGAATTATTCTAACTGGCGAGCAAGTACTGGTACTCCAGAGGTATATGTAAAAGCCAGCCAGAATTTATTTCAACTCATACCAGTGCCAGATTCTACGAGAGCCAGTAGCGTGAGACTACGCGCACAGTTAAAACCTAATCGCGCATCAACATCCTGCGACTCTGCAATCCTAGATGACTACCGAGACGCGATAGTTAATGGGGCTTTATTCAGAATTTTAAGAATCCCATCCCGTGATTGGAGTGATCTCCAAGCTTCTATCCTTTATTCCAAACTATACCAAGAGGGTGTGTTAGATGCCGAACGACGAGCAAGAGGGGCTGACAGCGGGGTCGCAAGGAAAACCAACTACGGTGGTCTCTATACGCGAAGGAATACAGGCAAATACGCGAACCGCAGAATATTCAGATCCGGTTCCTATTGATGTCAGAGAAGTTTGGGAAACCGTTCTTTTCGGCATAGTCGAAATATTACGGGACACCCCGCAACTGACTTTCCGGCCCGAAGACGTATACGCAGATCTCGTTGAAGAACGAAGTGTACTTTTCATGTCGAAGGCAGGCTGGATGGTTCTCACTATTGAAAAAGACCAGTTTACGCTGGAAAGAACGTTACTTATTTGGCTCGCCTACACATACGACAAAGGCGGCAGCAACTGGGCTACTCATCATGAGTGGTTGAACTTTGTTGCTTTGAACGAAGGCTGTTCTTACATCGAAGCGAGATCTGCGGTCCCAGAACTAGAACCGTATGCAATTAAGAATGGGTGGGAAGTAGAAACCCGCGTGTACAGAAGAGAGGTATTACAAGATGGGTGCTAAAGCTAAGAAAGTTGGGCCTAGCAGGACTGAGCAACTAGAAGCTTCTGTCGCGGTAGACCGCCAAAATTTTTTCAGGCAAAACTATAACAAACTGCTGAAAGAGCAAAGGAATTTCGGCGATAAAAAAGTGGGAAATATGCTTCGCGGTAGAGCCGCAGCAGATGTGCAACAGCAGCTTTCCAATAGCAGTTATGGCGAGTCTATGCGTAGTGACGCTGCCGGAGACAGCGCCAACGCCCTACTAGGTAACCTTGGGGTTGCTTCCACTAATGCTACAGCTATTGAAAACAGAATGGCTACAAACACTATCGGAACCGCGCAACAACAGGCTTCGGATGCGACTACTGGCTTATCAGCCGCTGCGCGGATATCAAGTAGTGACGCTTTGAATCGGGCGAAGAACAAGCAGATGGTCGCTCAAGCTAAACTAAATGCGGGAGCGCAACTGGCTACTGCGGGAGTAATGAGAGCCGGTTCTGAAGGATTATTTGGAAACAAAGTAGCTGGCGCAATAAACGGGCCGAGCACTTTGAGTTCAAAACCGTCTGTCCCTCTACTTCAGAACAAACCAAACCCTTACAGCATAGCCGGTCCAGGCTATAGAACAGTTACGTAGCTAGGATAAATATTATGGAAAATGTAATGGGTATGGTTGGCTATAATCAAAGCCGAAGCAACAACGGCTTACCAAATGTAAGCGACCCAAAGTCAGCCCAGGCGGATATTACGTATAGACAGTATATGGACTACAAAAAAGACTTCCAACAGTTTGAATTAGACCAGATTGAAAAGTCACAAACAGACACCGGCTTAATTGATCAAGCGTTTGAAGATGCACCCAAAGCCGCAGAGCTTTCCCAGCAATCACAGCAGAGATCCCTGTCACGCTATGGTGCAGAACTTACTCCTGCTCAAGCACAACAGATGCAAAGGTCTAACCAAAGAACAGGCAAGCTCGGCATGATAAATGCTGTGCAGAACGCACGTTTGGCACAGCAAGAACAAAATACGACCTTGATGTCAGATCTTATTAACATTGGGCAAGGCTTAAATCGTTCGTCATTACAGATGATCGGATCGGCAGCGCAGAACCAAAGTAATAGAGAGCAAGCCTACGATAACGCCAAAGCTCAGTCTAAAGCTTCAACAATGGGAACAATCGGGGCGCTAGGTGCCGCCGCGATTATGTTCTTGTAATAGGAAAATATAGTGGCAACTTCACCAGCAAATTCTATTTTAGGTACGATTGACCTATTCCAAAAACAAACACAACGAAATAGGGCGAATGAGCTAGCTGACCGTCAATTCGAATTAGCAACTCAGCGTGAAGCTCGCCTTGGAAGATTAGATGAAAAAAGAATCGCGGACTATGACAAACAGTCAGAGTACCGCGATACGCAAGAACAGCGAGATATAGCTAAGAATGACCGAGAAGCAGAAGCACATATTCTTGATATAGAAACTGCATACCTAGGGCAAGACCAAACAAGGTCCGTTACTGCTGGTCAAAATATTACTAATAAAACTAAGAGTTTAGAGTTAAGGGCGAAAACTACGCAGTTGGACGCCGAACAATCCATAAATTTTTTGGCGGGAAATAACTTTATAGACCTCGGAAAAGGTTCCATTGCTGGCGAGTCAGTCCTTACGCCGCCGTTTTGGAAGTCAGTGGTATCAGGCGATAAGAATACAATTGGTTTTTTAAAGCAGAACCTCAACGACGCTTTGGAGTTAACAGACGAAACGGCAGTCAAGTCGATAGAGGTAATCCCACAAGAAAATGGTCAAACTTTATACGCGGTTAACACAATCAACGGCGGTGTTATAACAGAAGATGGTACAAGCATAGACGACTCAAAGCCTGTTTTACTAACAGCGAAACAGCTCGATGGATTTATGAACACCCACCTGAGAGGCACTGTAATACCGCAGTCCGGCTATGATGTAATAGGTGCTACAACTGCGCGTGGACTAGGAACCTTTCTGGAAGGTGAACAAGAGCAGGATGAGTCTAAAGCGCTCGCTGCGCAAGTAAACCAAGTTACAGGGCAGGCTCTTGCCGCTATGAAGGGCAACGCTGCTGGAAAAAGAGCGCTTTCTGCCGCAATTACTGAGGCGCACGAAACTGGCGGGGATCAAGCTGTATTGGAATTCATGACCAGCTTGACGGAAGAAACGCAGATGAACCCTGCTGAACCCGACGCACCTACAGGACCACTAATTCCTGGGCAAGAGGCTACCCCTTACGAGAGTAATGCAAGCTCGCAGTTTCTAAGGGATGCTGATACTACCGAAAACGAGATCCGATCATCTGTAGACAAGGGCAGAGTCGTCCGTATGTTCTCAAAAGGGTTTATACGAAACTCTTTCCAAAACTTTGGAGACTCAAGACTTCAAGACATAAGCAAGCTAATGAAGGAAATAGACAAGGAAGCTTCTTATTTCTCGGACACAGACAAAACTGCTAACACAACAGCGCGGACCACTAAAGATTGGTATGCCTCAAATTCAGATGCGTTAGCCCAGAGATTCCAGAACGATGGCGATGCCATACACGCTGAAATAACCTCTCTTGGCGCACAAGGCTTCTATGAGAAATATAAAGATGTCGATATAGGCGACTTCTCACCAGTAATCTTGGACTTAAACGGTCAGATCTCTAAGGCAACTAATAATACCCAAGCAGGCACGAGAGCAGCCATTCAGGATGGTACTTTCCCAGCCGTAACAGAGGATCAAATATCCGCTGTGCGAACTCGTATGGCTCAATTACAGCTATCTGATCAGTCAACGATGGCGGACGTAGAGCGACAGGTTCCTCAGTCGGACCTTCCGGGCCTGTTGGCAGTAATGGTCGGGCAAGCAGAATCAACAACTGACCAACTTGCGATTTACGAGCGAATGGCAAATCTGATTCAGACGGGCAATATGCAAACCAACCCCGATGACATAACAAAAACTGCCATATCTGGCGGGACTCTTGCTCTCGGCCAACGTAAATTTGCAAATACACTTGAAGATAAATACCAAGCACAGGCCGACCAAGTAATAGCCCTTACCAATAAATTGAATACGGGGCTGCTAAACACAGACGGTACATATAAATCTGAAATAGAAGGTTCTACGCAGGCTGACATGCAAACACTTGTGTCTCTAGTGACCGATAAAAATGTATCGCAAGGGAAGCGCAACGCAGCCACGGATGCTTTGCTGCCTAATATAATTAATTACCTTGGGGTTAAGGCTAAAGACAATTCAAGTTGGGTCAGTGGGCTAGCTTTCTGGAGAGACGAAGGAGCCTTTGCTGTTGGAGATATTAGATCAAGAGTTAGAGTCACAAATAATCAACTTATATTGTTAGACGGTGGTGGCAATCCAGTAACTGATGGAACCTTCACAAAACGAGAGCTTGCTCAATATCTTGGTGCAGATCTCCGAAACGCTTTAAACCTATTACAAGTAGATCCAGAATAGATAGTGGCTAACCCAAACGACCAACAAGTTGATGCGTTCCTCCAGAGAGCAATTACTGGCAACCAACAGCCAATAAATTCTGATCGCGCTACTGCAAATATTTCTACCGCTCGCGCTGCACCAGATGGCTTTCTGGAAACTTTCGGCGCAGGTATCCGATCCGGCGGTGAAGGTATGGTTGGCGACCTTGAGTACTTTAAGGCTCTGGGCAATACCCTGCTCGGCGACGAAGAGTCCGCAGCCAAGAACGTACAAGATGCCAGAATAAAAGCCGAGTTCGCAGCGAACCCGTTATCAGACATGGAAACTTTTGGGGAGTTTGTCAAAGCCCCTACTGTCGGCGGCTTTCTAGATCAAGTCGTACTTGGTACTGGGCAAATTACCCCGTCTATCGCTTCCTCTATAGCCACAGGTTTTACTGGTGTACTAGCAGCCGTTGCAGGTAAGGCAGCACTCGGCGTTGGAGCTAAAGCAACCGCAAGAAAACTGACACAAGATGCAATCGAAAAGAGAGGTCGAGGCGAGGCTTTAGATGAAGCTGAAGAAGAATACTTAAATGCCTCCTATGATTTATTTTCAAAGGAGACCCTCAAGTACGGCGGCATATCAGGCATGGTCGCTGGTGAACTACCACTTATGGCCGGTGGCGCTGTCGGTGAGTTCGACGAGGCTGGCGAAGATCTTAATGTAGATCGCGCTTTACAGGCGTTATTGATAGGTAGCGCCCAAACAGCAGTAAGCGTCGGCGGTGAAGTACTTGTATTAAGCAAGCTAGCAAAACTCGCAAAAACAAAAGGTGTAACACAAGATTCGTTCTTACCTGCTGTAGCGAAAGGCGCGGCTAAAGGCATTGGTATATCAGGTGCTACTGAAGGCACTACTGAAGTTATCCAAGAAGGAATAAGCATAGCCCAGCGCATGTCAGTTGATGACACGTATACATGGGAGCAGGCACAACTACGGCTTGGGCAAGCAGCGTTTGTTGGCTTCTTCGGCGGTGGCGCTCCAGGTGGATTAGGTGGAGCCGTGGCTGGTGGATTTAGCAACGCTAACTCTGAACGTATTTTTAGTAAAGCAGCCGGTATGCTTGAGGATAAGACACAGGCAGAAGTTGCGGGCGAGATTGATGAGGCACGTTTGGGGCTAGATCCAACTGGCAATTTCCCAGCAGCAGAGTCTCAAGCCGACATTGAAGCACAACTAACGGCGGTGATAGATCCTGACTCGGCAAAGCAGGCAGCTTGGATTCCATCAAACTCTTCAGCAGACGGCAAATTTGACCTAGACGAGAGCACCCCAGACAACCAAATAGTCTCATCGATGGATAACGGCACTGAGTTATTTGCCGCGAGAATTCCAGGGCGTGGCGTTATTGTCTCAAAGGATAAAGCCCTCGTTGAAGAAATAATAAAGTCAGGCGCTTCTGAAGAAAGTCTTCGGGTAGCCCTTGGGTATAGCGCAGGAAAAACCGGCGATCAAGTTGTTCGAGTAAAAGATTCTGCCGGTAATGTTATTAGCGAACAGGCCACTGACGCAGAAGGACTAGATGCAGCGGTTGCTGCCGCTGAAAAGATTTCCGGCAGTAACGGCTTCAGGACAGTAGACGTTGTATCAAGTATTCAGGCGTTAGAAGACAGAAAAGCTAGACGATCTCCGTTGATTAGAAACATGTCTGGTAATACTGAAGTAGACGAAGTTGACCCAAATGAGCAAGACGGGTCATTTACTACTGAGGCGCAAGAACGTGAACTGAGTGAAGGCTTTAATGAAGTCGATGAAACCCAAACAGAAGATGTTGCAGATTATGGGTTAGGGTCTCCCGACAACCGATCTGACCCCACTACCTTTGAAAATAATTGGGCGGCTATTCTTGGGTTAGTACCAACTGAAGAACGAGCAAAGATTGCAGCGATGGAGTCGGTAGCTAGTGAAAGTTTTGCGCGGCAATTTTTAGAATACTTAAAAAACGATCCTGGCTACTACTCTGTTGATCAGCGCGGGGATCGATTATTTATTACGAGAGAACCCGATAGCGCAGATACTTTTCTTTCTGGTTCAACCAAACAAGAAACTGCGGAACAGCGCGAATCTTCTATAGTAAAAAAACTACTCGATGCTATAAAGCGCACGGGTACGATAAAAGCTGCTACAGCAAATAAATCCTATTTTTTCCGAGGCCAAAAAAATCTCAGGAGAAGAATCCCTAAGAATGAAAAAGTAGATCCAACCGCCCCACGCGAAGAGTTAAAACAAACTGTAGGCGACCCAGTTTTTACGGCACAAAGACCAGATGGCTCATCTACCCCGATGAGAATCGGCGACGTAATAGCTGCGGGGCAGCAGATAAACGTAGGGTCGCAAACCGCTGTTGTAGGCGAAACACTTAGCCCTGACCAAGCGGCAAAAGCTGGCCTGCTACGCGGGCTGGCAATCCTTGCCGAGCAAGGTATAAAAGTTTCTTTTTTCGGTAAGCCTTTAAACTTTACTCTCGACACAGCTAGGGTCGCACTAAGTACGGCATCTACTCGCGCACAGGTATTTGGTGACCTAAAGAATTCCAGAAACGAACTTGCGCAAATGAGCGCAAGCGCGAAAACGCAAATAACTAGCCGACAATGGGCAGCAAGTCTTGATGGCCCACAAACACGGATCTTTGATGACTTAATTATTTTTCAAAGCGGCGGTAAAGAGTTTTCTTTACGTGACCTTGTAAACACAAAAGACCCAATACCACTAGAGTCTAAGGTAGCTGACGAAAAACAAATAAAAGATAATGATGAGGCAAGGGCTAGAGTCGAAAAAAGAATCGATGACAACCCTAACCTACTTAAGTATGTCACCCCTATGGATCTTTTGGAGGAAGAGCTAGGAAGGGCTAAAGATAGAGAATTAGGTTTTAGTCCCGCAGACATCATCGACACCGCAGAAACAGAACCTGCAATCGGCTTCCAATCGCCTTCCGAAAGTTTAACGCCGGATGCAGACGCATTGAAGCGAATGTCCAATTGGCGCAATGAAGAACTCCAACGTCAGCGCGAAGCTATGAACGCGGGTACACGACCCGTAGTTACCCCCGCTGCACTGGAAGCAGAGATCGATGCACAATTACCGGCGAAGCGGGAAGAGTTCCTCGCTGAAGCCAAAGCTAAACTACTACAGACACCAAGCGGAACAAATTCCGAAACACAAAATTCGTTCACAGGTTCTGGTACTACAGTTGGCGGGTCAATAGAAATTCTTGATCCAATAGAACAACAACAACTCCAAGCAGCGAAAGACGCTGGAGTGTTAGACGCTGATAAAGGCGTAGACCTAAATGCTAGGAATCGAACTGAGGTGGACTCGCAGGGTGACCGTGCAGAAGAATCTACTGATTTAGACGAAATAAGGTTTCGAAGAGAAAACAAACTATTGGGGCTGTCCCCCGAACAGATAAAAGCAAGGGAAGAAGCTAGGCTAGAGGAGCAGAATAACCCTGCGGGACTTGAGCCTGACATCCACCCAAGCCGATTAGTAATGGAAAATGCGCCACAGATGGGCGGGTTCAATCAGGTTCAGTCGGCTGCGCAAGGGACTATCCCCAATCGGCCTATTAATCCTGGCCGTCAACAATTTATTCAATGGCGAGCTACTACTGGCCAAAAGATCCGCCCGTCAGAGGTACAAAGACTTACCCAGGTTTTTGGAGATATCGGTGCGCCAGCTAATAGGGTCTTAGCAAAAGCTTTAAAGATATTCCGGCAGCAGCTTTCTAAGCCGTTAAAAATCTACTCGCGTAGTGAATATATAAAACAAAATACGGCCACAATAAAAAACCAATTTGATAAAGGCGAAATTAATCTTGCAGAGATGAATATCCGTCTTGGTAAGCTAGCGACGGATTTAGCCGATGGTAACTACGGAACAGTAATCCCATACGCAAACAGCTACGTAATTATCCTCCAAGACACGTTTGCCGATGGCGATACTGCTGGCGCTGAAGCGCGTATGGCAGCAGTACTTGGACACGAAATAGGCCACGTAATATTTGACGCAGAAGTAAAGCGACTTGCTGATGCGGGTGGCGTTTTGATGGATAGCTTGATGAAGGCTTTTCAGAAAGATCTTCTAGAAAAAGACGTAACACAATACGACGGCCAAGGCGGGTTCGAAGAGTGGTATGCAGATCAGGTTGCAAGCTACTTATATGACAGCGCCAAGCGAGCTACAAACGGGGCGGAATCTTACTTCAAACGTATTGCAGCGAAGATGCGTGAGTTGTTCCAAGCGGTTAACGAATTTTTGGATGGCCGCCTCACAGCTAACAAAGACTTTAGAAAGTACATAAACGACGTTGTTGAAGCAAACCGCAAGAACATAAAACTATATAACGACCTCACAGGCGGTTCCCATTTAGACGCTATTGACAAGATGGCTGTTCGAAATTGGAATGGTAAGGTTTTTGATCACGTACCAGAAAAAGCAGCGACCTCTGCGAAAAATGCTTTTGAGAAAATAATGAGATCTGGCGCTGGTGGTTTTTTCATGAAGTGGCTTACAGCTAGCGACAACTACCTACGGAGTATGGGTAAGTATGGGGTAGAGCTTGCGAAGTTTTGGCAGGCGACTTCTCAGTCGGGTGAACGATCAGGCTTTCACCACGACAAGCAAAGAAACGAAAACATCTTTTTGCAGAAGTTAGCAAAAGCTATGGGAGTAAACCCAAACCGAGCAGACCTTTGGGCAACCGATGAGATTAACGAAATACTGCAAGAAGCAGAAGATGAAACAATTGACACAGCAGATCTAAAAGACCCGCGCTCGAAAGCGGTACGTAAGGTGTTTGAAGACTTCCACGCTACTTACCTACAGGATGAGCAAGGTCGCCCCTACTTCCAAGTACGACAAAGAAAGAACTATGCACCTCGTTTGATTAACTTCCACGGGTTAGAAGAAACACCAGAGATGAGAGAATCGCTAGCGCAGCTTTTAGTCAAATATCCAAATACGCAAAAGACGGATGAGTTTGGGGAATTTCAGCTAACTATCCAACAAGCTCGAAAGTTAGTAGATGAGATCTTAGCCGACCCAACAGAAAACCCAGAAGTAGCCCAAAATGCTGAGTACTCACGCCGAAAAATGGCTGCACTTGCAGCAGCCCAAACGCCAGAGGAACGCGCTCAGATAGAAAAAGACTTTGAGCAATCTGAACAAGAAGCGCGAGATGAAGACCGAGGTCACATTGCCCCAGGATTCCGTAACTCTCTTGCACGATCATTAGGTGCGATACCCACAAAAGAACTTAGAGCTATCGACGCACTGGCTCCCCCTGTTCTGGCGTTCACGCAGTATTTCCACCATGCGACTAGAAGAGTTGAGTTTGAGAAGCGAGGCGGTGAAGCAGAGATTAATAGAATAATTGACCTGTTACCTGAAGAGCACAAAGAGGATGCCAGGAATGCTGTAAGGGCAAATTTAGGCCGCGTCGGTATTGGATCTAAGCCTTGGGTCCGCAAGCTAAACAGTGTTGATGCAGTGTGGACTTCTACTACCACCCTATTATTTACAGCGTTTACCTCGTTTACGGATATGGCTGGCCCAATTGTGCGCTCTAAAGATTTTGCAGGTATGAGCAGAGCTTTTTCAGAACTAAACAAAACGCTTTCAACGAACGAAAACCAAGAGTTAACCCGCGCAATAGGCGTGGCTTCAGCAGAAGCAGCGGCAAATATCTTTATGGCTGCGGGCGAACTTGACTACGCAAACAGTACTGCAAGAAAGATCTTAGATAAGTTCTTTCGCTATAGCGGTCTTCAGCTATATACAAGATTTAGCCGCGAGTTCGCAGCCGGTATGGGCCGTGAGTTCTTATTAGATATCGCAAACCGCGATCAATCAGATACTACCCAACGCTGGTTAGATGAATTAGAAATAAGCCAAGAGCAGATCCTTAAATGGGATTCTGGAGATGGTTCTTTTGATACCCCCGAAGGCAGGGCCGTAGCCAAAGCTATTGCAAAATTTGTGGATGAATCAATTGTAAGACCAAACGCAGCAGAGCGACCATTGTGGGCAAGTCACCCAATGGCAATGGTTGTCTGGCGCTTAAAGTCATATTTCTACTCGTTCGGTAAAGTAATTCTTGGTGGCATGGGCAGAGAGATGAAGAACCGCTACCGCGAAGATGGCGACTTCCGAGGCGCGGGTATGGTCTTGGCACTAGCTTTAGGTGCCGTTTTACCTCTCGCCGCACTTGGTCTGGAAATGAAAGAGCTTACAAAGTATATGCTCCAGGCATTACTGCCTGGATTAGAGGCTTCAGGTAGGACGTTCCGCAGCGATCACATGAATGCGCCGGAGTACTTAGCCACGCTTATAGAGAAATCTGGAGCACTTGGGCCTTGGACAATTCCGCTATCCATAATTCAATCTGCTCAGTGGGGTGACAACCCTATCGTGTCTCAAGTACCTATTGTAGATCTAGCTGACGCTACGTTACTGGAAGGCAATTGGACTCGTCCAATCCCATTAATTAACAACATAGACTAACTTATGAAAACAAGTGCCGAAGGATTAGCCCTTATCCAGAAGTTTGAAGGGTGTGAATTAGAAAGCTACCGCTGCTCCGCCGACGTACCAACCATCGGTTTTGGACACACTCGCGGAGTGAAGGACGGTGACACCTGTACTCAGGAAGAAGCCAACCAACTGCTTGCCGATGACCTTGAAGAATTTGAAGGCTACGTCGCAAAGCTTGTCGATATCGACCTTACTCAGAATGAGTTTGACGCTATGGTCGCTTGGACATTTAACCTTGGGCCGACGAACCTAAAGTCTTCTACTTTGCTTCAGAAGTTGAACGAGGACGATAGAGCCGATGTCCCACACCAGATGAAGAGATGGAACAAAGCTGGCGGCATTGTACTGAACGGGCTGGTACGCCGCCGCGAAGCTGAAGCCCTTTTGTTCCAAGGCGAACCCTGGGAAAACGTTTAATTGCAGAAGTTAGTAGTACTAACTTACAATGGTGAGATATGGCATATTCAGAAACATTAAACCTCGTTACAGGTGACACGCTCCCTGCTTTGCTCCTAAAGCTAAAGGATAAAAATAAACCTGTGTCGGGATTGGCTTTAGATCCTGATAACAGCGCAACGTGGGACCCAATTGATTTAACGGGGGCCACAGTAAAGCTGCGTATCCGTCAACTGGGCGCAACAACTGTTACGGACACTCGGACTTGCCTAATAACAACCCCTGCGGCTGGTGAGTGCGAAACAGATTTTCTTACCTCAACGTTTAGTGCTGCGGGTACATACGAGGGGGAAGTAGAGATTAGTTTTGCGAATGGCGCAATCCAAACTGTGCATGACCTTGTGAAATTCAAAGTGCGAGAAGATTTTAACTAATGACTACTAAGATTGTCGTTTCTGCAACAGATCTAAAGGCTAATATAACCGCGTCAGACTTAAAAGCTGTCGCGGCGAGCACTTTGTTGTCGGCTCAATTTAAACTAGACCCTAATTCTTTAACTAGATTCTTCTACGACGCATTCCAAGTTACTGAGAGCGCGGCTGTTACGCTCACGAAAGTATTCGATGACAGTTTTGCGTTTGCGGATGTTGCTGCAACTACGTTTGGCAAGAACACTTTAGACACGTTTGCGTTCGCAGATGCCCTTTCGAGAGTTGTCCAATATAGCCGTGCGCTTTCTGACTCAACGACAATGGATGAAGCAACTGTCTTTTCCTTTACGAAAGGAAGCGCAGACTCAGTCCAAGTTTTAGATCAAGAAGCAATCACATTTACGAAACCTTTGACCGACACGCAACCACTTGCAGATGTTTTCTCTCCGACTATAACTTATAGCCGAAGTTTTACAGATGCGTTTTCGATGGACGACGCAGCAACGATTGACGCTTTTACCCGCGAAGATCAATTGGCAAAAACAAATATCATTTCGTTTACTGACGCTCAGACGTTTGGTGTAACTAAAGTTCTCGCTGACACCGTCACGATGGCTGAAGACTTTAACGTACTTATTCTCCCACGCGCTGTGGTCAACGCAGCACCACTCAATTTCTCTACGCTGAACTAATTAGGAAGCAAACCAATGGATTTTAATTCACAAATGGAAATGAAAGGTCGCTTGACCATTTCAATAAATAATGAGGTCGTCCGAGATATCGACAATCTAGTAGTCACCACAGGCAAAGGCTATGTCGCTTCGCGGATGAAAGACGCTACTGCTACCGCAATGTCTCACATGGCTGTGGGTACTGGCAGTACCGCCGCCGCCGCTGGGGACACCACTCTTGGCGGTGAGTCCGCAAGAGTCACTTTGACTTCTACTACAGTAAGTGGAGCGGTTGTGACCTACGTTGCTACGTTCCCCGCTGGTACTGGTACGGCGGCTATAACCGAGGCTGCGGTGCTTAATGCAAGCTCTGGCGGCACAATGTTATGCCGTACAGTATTTCTAACAGTAAATAAGGGCGCGAATGACTCTATGAGTGTCTCCTGGTCTGTAACCGCATCATGAGTGTTGTAGAAATTGTTACGACGTTAACCACGCTTTCGGTTATAGCAAGCGCAATTTGTGCCGCTACACCCACACCAAAAGATGATGCCTTCCTTGCTAAGTGGGTATACCCGATAGTGGAAGCGTTAGCTTTAAATGTTGGGAAGTCAAAAGACTAGGAATTTACGATGACAGTTAAGTTCACAAACAACGCTAGCACTACTGTAGCGACAGGCATAAATACGACTGCTACGTCTCTCGTGGTAGCTTCTGCCGCTGGCTTTCCTGCTCTGAGTGGATCAGGGGATTACTGTTACCTGACTATTCAGCAAGCAGCGGGAACGAATGTTGAAGTTGTCAAAGCGACAGCGCTGTCTTCTAATACCTTTACCATTGTCCGAGCGCAAGATGGAACTTCTGCTGGAAGCTGGTCAGTGAGCGATGTGGTGGAACTAAGAGTTACTGCTGCGTTACTCACAGATATTGTTGATGCTGCAACGCACGACAGTAGCGTACTGTCGGTTGACTCAACAAATAACCGAGTCGGCGTAAACGACACAACCCCAAGCGTGACTCTCGACATAAGCGGCACAGACGCGATTGCGCTACCAGTTGGTACTACCGCACAGAGACCGGCTGCCGGAGCGGGACGATTCCGTTATAACAGTTCACTATCGCAGTTTGAAGGTTACACAGATGCCTGGGGTGCAATAGGCGGCGGCGGAACAAATACGTTTACAACCGACAGCTTTACTGCCAATGGGTCTTTAGTTGCTTTTAATTTAAGCCAAACAGTCGCCAGTGAAAGCAACTTATTAGTTTTCATAGACGGGGTTTTTCAAACCCAAGACGCTTACGCAATTGCCACAGCATCTGGGACAACCACGCTTACCTTTAGTGCTGCTCCTGCTAATGGACGAAAGATTGTTGTCTATAGTGTCGCCGCTGGTATCTCAGGTACGAACCTCAACGTAGACTCGATGACCGGAGACGGTTCTGATACGACTCTAACTCTGACAATAAACACGATCAAAGAAAACACACAGGTTTTT